CCACAACATACCCGCCTCTCCGGCGGACGTTAAACTTGTGACCATCTTTACCGAACGGTGAAAATGGTGCACCAATGCCATTGCAGAAGGCATTGCGATGATCATGATCATCGAAGTCTGCAGGAATACCGGATCCATATCTATCTCGGAAGGAATCTGAAAACAGATTAGCCTCGTTGATAAATATGGCGCGCCCGGCTGAGTCGAACTCCTGAGATAGGAGGTCGCCAGACCAGACACGAACGATAGGGTTCGAATAAATGAAAAGTCTTTTAAGCTCTTCACTATATCTCACCTTATCGTACCAGCGCTTCTGTTCAGAATATCTGAAGCAGCAGTACTGGAACCGGTATGTCCCGTGTTCACTAACGGATATCCTCGAAAGAGGAGGCCGATAAGTTAACACGAAACGCTCAAGATCATCACTGATGTTGAGACCAGCGTCCGACGGGAAGTCAGGAGGAACAACCTTAACCTTGAGGTTATTCTTCCTGAATAGCGCTACCATCGTCTTGAAGAGCTCCGAGTCATATATGTATGAACAATCCCCGAAATACGACCTGTATCTCGGTATAAAATTGTTCCATATCGTATATAACCACGGCTCCAAGGACGAGCGGGCAGTACTATGGGGGGCCTTAAAGCTATAAGGCCGCACGTCGTACCCGTGGTAGTAATCACCACCACAGGATTCTCTAAAATGCTCTTTATCGTAAAAGGATTTCTCCTTATTTACCATAAAGCCAAGCTGCTCGGCCACATAACAAAAGTGACCAGCTGACTCGGTCGGCAGGATGCAATCATCACCGAAGACAGAACACGCCCGGTAATCTTGGTAATCAACCAAGATTTCATCACCGGGCTTAGCGTGTTGTGCCTGAAAGTGTGTTGCACTCGCCAAGCAATAGAGAACGAGCGTCTCAAGCGGAAAAGTTCCCGCGTTACCCATAGTGCTGAACATGTTGAGGTCTATGAATTCTTGCTCAATGAGCATCGATTCTGACCTAACTTCGTTCAGCAAATCGAACCATTTCGATGGAAGGATCCACGAAATAAGATCGTAACCAACTGTATCAGAAGCATTGGAGAAGTCGATAGTAGCTAGGCTATTATCGAGACTTCCTTCCTTTGCTAATGTACGATGTTGATCAGGGAGAGTCGCTACATCAAGACCAAAATCACGTAAACGAGCGTACATGAGGTGCATCAACCCCTGCTGCAGATACATATTTGCAGTAGGTTCGATAGCAATCATGCGACGCTTCGTGACGGTCTTGTCGACAGTTGTAGCACGCGAGCCAACAACTAGATCATACTCTATCGGGTCCAGGACGGACTCTGAGCCGTTCATGTCATGAATGGCTTGGTTCAATTGGATATCGAACCTTAAGAGTTTATCTAGTCGATCGGCAGCACCTTTCGTTGCAGATATGGGATATTGGAACTTGGCTTCGCTAGAGGTATCATAGAACTTGGTACCAATAGTTACGCCACTACTGTTGCGACAAGCAACGTAGTAGTCATCCAATGAAATGTCTCCAAGAATCTGTTTACACAGAAGCTTGGCAGATATTAATACCCTTCCCAGGAATAAATCCAACTTGGGATTATGCTTTAACCAAGCATTAATCTCAGTGGGCTTTAAACCGTCAATTTGCCTAACTATATCAAGGATATTGTTAGTAAAGTGACTGTTATAGAGCCCCATGTGATCATTCACTGACTTAAAAGTCGTGTAAGTGATCGCATCAAGGGGTTCCTGGTCGAACTCAAAGGGGACGTACCGTTTAAGTATGTCCCTTATTTGAGTATCTGCTCCGAAATGCCGGGCACCATAATCTCCGCTATGATCAAACAAAAAAGTGCGGTGATCCATGTCGCGCGTGACGGCTGATGAGATTGAAGTCGCGATCTCATCAGGGTTAAAGAACGAACGTTTTTTAACAACTTTGGTACGTTTTTGCATAGGAGTTCTCCTAGTTTTTGCAAAATTAGTTTACTCACAGAATGAGTACTCAGGTTGACAGCTAGTTAGTGTTGCCGTTACACCAGTAATTGGTGTAATCGCCATCAGCCAACAGCTGTGAGCCAATGAACAACATCTCCTGAATTTCAGCAGTAGTTGTTTCAATGTCGACAGCCAACTCCATTTTCAGGGTGTTGACTGTGCGAGCGCCGTTGTCAAGCTCCAGAGGAGTCTTGAGCAAAGCGGTGCGCCTGGCCTGAGTATACCCGTTGGGAGCAGAAACGCTCACAACAGGCTTCTTGACAGTAAATGCAATTTCCTTTTGGGTGAGAAATTCAGTATCACCCGCGAAAAGAGCAGTTGCTGTCAGTGAGTCTCCTGTGGCGGCCAGCGTGTCAGCTGAGCCTCCGGTAGGAGCTACGTACGTGGTTGACCCCACAAGGGGCGTTGCGCCATTAATGGCCATAGGATTTCTCCATTTTGGTTTGTATGACCTACACTCTTCTCAGAGTGATATCGCGCCCTGAAGAGAAATTCTTCAGTATTAACGCGATTAGATCAGTAGTCTTTGTTGCATCTTTGACAAGCCCCAAAACATCACTTTGAGGGGCAGCATCGATGTAACTCGGAGTCCACACATCTCTTTGATAAATAAAGTTCTTTTCAAAGATGGTGTCTGGTACTATACTGCTGGTATAGCCTGGTTCACTTATAGATGCAAGTGACGTGGTAGTTTCCACAGTCACTTTATAAGTTACCCAGCCGGTCAGGATATCCAACTTGGGGTCAGTGAGGTTTGTAAGGCCTCTGATAGACTTGTGAATGTTTACAAATCTATCTATCATATACGAATATGGCAGAATTTGCCAAAACGTATCTGGTATGTCCTTACCCCGCAGACCGTACTTATACTGCCATTCTCTAACAGGGGTATTAACCCAGTAGAGAATCCCAGCGCGAGCCACACCCGTTACCTTGGTTCCCACGTGAAAATCACATGTTGCGGAACCATAATACGGTATCGTTTGTCGTCCATTAGGAGTAGAATTATCCTTATGAACGATCGAGCGAGCTGTCTGGTAGGCCCGGTATTGCGACGCTTCCGTATGATATGCTTCGAGTAAACTCTCGACAGATCTACAGAGAGGCGCCGCGGCGTTGCGGTACTCCAACCAGATGTCTGAGATTAACTCAGCATCCCGGCGGAGATTTCTGCCATTAAGTCGGGCAGAATATTTTACCGCACGCTTATATTGGTTTGAAATGTTTCGTAAAGAAACAAGCGGTTGACGCAAAAAATCAAGCGTCTCCCGTATCTCACCAATATCCTGGCCAAACGCATAAGGGGTCTTGTCGATCTTTGTGAGGCAATCTGCCTTCAAAGACGCAGTTTCCGCATATATATCAGGTGTAAGATCTCCATAATTAATGGATCCCGAACACTGATTTATAAAGAATTGCGTTACACTGCCATCACCCTCCACCCAATATTTGTTGGATGGATTAGAGTTTTGATGCGAGTCAACTCGACCCGTACCAATAACTTCTTGGTGATCGACGACAATGGAACATGGCGTATTAATAATTTCGCCCTCCTCTATAC